GGAGGCCCAGGCGATGGAAGTCACGGCGATGGACGGCTTCAGGATGGCCGTCAGGTCGGCCATCTGCGTGATGAGCGTGGCCGTGCCGGGCGTCGTGGTGGTCGCACCCTGCGAGATGAACGCCCCCGTCCGCTGCAGCAGGCTCGGCGTAGACGCGACCTGCTGGCTGACGTTGACGATGACGATGGAGTTTGGCATCAGCCCTCCGGCTTAGTTGTAGTATGCGACGACGGTCTGGCCGGTGCCGGGAACCACGACGATGCCGGTCAGGCACGCGGCGTTGACGTCCACGGGGCCGACGGCGTTCGGGATGGAGGCGATCTCGTTCGCCACGGCGGCGGCGCCCGTGGTGAGGCAGTCGTTCACCGAGCCCGGAGCGCTGCCCGCGACGAGAACCTGGATCTTGATGACGCGCCCCGGGGCCGCCTTGAGCACCGTGGCGGCGGTCAAGTTCAGGCGACGGCCGCTGACGGGCACGTTCATGGTGGGGATCGGGTACTGGGGCATGGTCACTCCGTGGTGATGTTGATGAAGGCTGAGAGGATCAATTGTCGCGCCTCGTCCCGGGCTCGCGCCTGGTAGTAGTTCACTTCCAGATCCATCGTTTTTTCCTGGGCGATGATGCCGAACTCGCTTTGCGGCTTCTTCTCATCGACCGGGACGGGGCTGTTCATTACCCCATATCGCTCGGTGCCGTCGAGCGAATTTTGCAGGAGCGCGCGCTGGAAGTCCAACACGCCATTGTTCCGCACGCCGTAGAACGTGAAGCGCACCACCTCCGTGGCGAGCTGCGATTGCGAGAAGTCCGTTCCGTAAAGCGGCGAGGCGCCGATGCTGTCGGTCTTCTGGATGTCGGCCGAGACGAACGGCGGCGTCGAGTTCTGCGGGATCAGGAAGGCGGGATAGACCGGCAGGGCATCGGTGGACATCGCCAGCCAGAACGGCAGGGAGTTCGAGACCACGTTGTCGGCCGGCACGTCGGCCGGGCTCGCGATGAACTGCGATGCCTCGAACGGCAGCAGCGCGCGGCCGGTATAGTGCCAGATCGCGGCCTGATCGTAGCGCTTGCGCTGGCCGTTGAACGCGGCGAGCGAGCCGTTCGGCAGCTCGAACACGTACAGCAGATCCGCCGCCAGGGCCTCGAACTCGATCACCTGCTGCTCGGACGTGAAGATGACATCCTGGCGCGCGTAGCTGGTATCCCGCTCCTGCTGGGTGGTCTGCGACAGGTGCAGGCTCCCCATCATCTCCAGCGTCAGCTTCTGCGACGTGATCGGCGGCGAGACGCTCGCGGCCGGCGCCCAGAACACGAATCCATCGGCCGGCAGTACAAGGCGCTTGTACAGCGTGAACGTGAAGAGCTGGCGCCCCGAGAGCTGCTCGACGCCGGCCCGCAGGGACGCGCCCATGCCGGCATTGGGGGACTGCGATGCTTCGTCCAGGCTCATGCGGCGGCCTCGGGCGCTTGCACTGCGGTGGCGTTCTCATCGCCCACCCACACGGCGGTGGATGCGCGAAGCGTGCCCGTGTCGATGAAGGACGGGCGGCGCGGCCCCTTGTTCAGCTTGAGGCGGTGGTTCACGCCCTTCAAGGCCGCCTCCGTGGGCGTGCCGCGAACGCCGATCTTCTCCATCTCGGAAGTGTCGAGGAAGCGAACGAAGTCCTCGCGGATGTCCTGCTCGGCCGCCGCGAACGGATTCTCCGGCGCCGGGCCGCCGGCCAGCATGTTGTCCATGGCGTCCTGGAGGCTGTCCGCGCACTGGGCCTCGATCTTCTCCAGGTTCGCGTCCACGAAGACGCTGTACAGGCCGTATTTGCCTTCCAGGATCTCCGCGAGGTCGCCCGTGGACAGTTCGCTCTTCCCGCCGCCGGGGTGCGGGAGGTCGATCACGCCGATGTGCAGCACGCTCACGAGAGCCCCCACAGCGGCCCGAACTCCATGAGCACGGCGATAGCCTGGCGGCCGTACGGATCCTTGACGCGCTGGAGGTCTTCGAGCGACAGGTTCGACATCGCCTTGCCCAGCGTCAGCGTCGTGGACGTCGCCTCGTCGGCCGTGGCCGAGACGGCGCCGGGCACGAGGTTGTACACCCCAAACGCGGCGCGCTTGTCGGCGAAGAAGGTTTGGTTCGCCTGATCCTGCTGGAACTGCAGCAGTACCGACACACCCCAGTTGTACACGGTATATGTGTACGTCGTCTGCCCGATGCAGTTCAGGCCCAGCGGTACCCACTCCAACGCGATGGCGAACCAGATCGCGAAGCCCGGATCGTTGACCGGCATCGCGCTCGTGGGAATGCCGACCGGCGTGCGGCAGTAGGCTTCGAAGCCGGCGAGCGTCGGAGTGGTGTCGGCCATGGCTTAGTCGCGCTTGGCGCGGTTCGCTTGCTGGCGCGAGCGCTCGGAGACCGGGCGGCCCTCGCGCTGAACCTGAATCAGCGATTTCGTCAGCTCTTCGCGGCCCACGTCGCCCGGCTTCGGCTGCTGGGCGATCTCCACCTCCAGCGAGCCCACGCCCGTGCCGGCCTCCTGCGCGAGTTTCGCCACCTTGTCGTCCGACGAGATGGCGGCCTTCTGGTGCTCCGTGAGCGCGGCCTCGATGGCGGACTGTTCTTCCTCCGTGAAGCCGTTGCGGATCGACTCTTCGGAGATGGGCTTCTCGTCGAACACGAGGCCGGAGAACTTCTTGCCGTCCTCGCGCTGGATCTTGCTGCGGTGCACGGCGCCACAGCCCTCGATCTGCATGACGATGTGAACGATGGTGTCCTGGTCGCGGTGGTTCGGCGGGATCTGGATCTGGCCGCCGGCCTGGATCACCTGCTCGTAGACGCGGGTCTGCTCCGGCACGCGGTAGTGCAGGTGGTGATTGCGCGTCGTGGCGTTGGCGATGAACAGCGTTTTCATGGGGCTTCCTGTCGGGTTGATGGAGGCTCGATGCTACACCAGCCGACCAGAAAAAAGCCCCGGGGTTGTGGCCCGGGGCTCGAAGTCCACCCGCGTGTCGTCAGGGGGACGGAGACAACCTTCGAGGCGCTCAGAAGGGCGCCGTGATGATTGTGATGGTCTCGGGGCGGATGCCCCAGCCCGAGGTCGAGCGCATCTCGGCCAGGACGTCCGACGCGCCGCCGGGGAGCGGGCACTGGATCTCCTGCGGAGCCACTATGTCGCAGAGCTGCACGGCCGCGCCGGTCATGGACGGCTGCAAGTCGGCGAAGATGTTGGTGTTGATGCGGTTCTGGCTCGCGGGCTTCTTCACCTCCGGCATGTTCAGGAGGATGTAGTCCGCGCCGGCCGAGGCCGCGCCCTGCAGCGTATCGTCCATCGTGAACGTCACCTCGTCGCCCTGGCGCTTGGCGATGGCCTGCACCATCTCGGCCGTGGTCGCCACGCCCGCGCCGTCGCGCTGGTACTGGGTGAGCTGCACCACGCCCTGATACTCCCAGGCGCCGAGGACGCGCTGGGTGGTCAGGATGTTGATGCGCACGCCCATGCCCATCAGGTTCGTGCGGGTCTTCAGCGCCGCGATCTGCGACAGCAGGAAGAGGGCCATCTGGCCGTTGTCGTACGTGCTGACCGTGGTATTGCCGAACGAGTCGGCCGGCAGGTTCACGGTAATCGCGCTCGGCGTGTTGAGCAGGCCCTCGCCGGTCTTGCCCGTACCGAACAGCGCGGCAGCGCGCACCTGCTGGAAGATGCCCTGGCGCATACCCATGCGCTGGGCCTCGACCAGCGAGACGCCCCACTCGGACGCCTGCTGCGTGTCGTGGTGGTCGTACTCGGCGCGCAGGCGCCACAGATACGTCGGCGTCGAGAACTGCTCGGCCACGAGGGTGACGCTCGGCAGATCGTTGTACGCGACCTGGCCGCCGGCCACTTGCGTGCGCAGTTCGAGGCGCTTGCCGTAGACGGCGAGATCACCCTGGCCCAGGCGCGGCAGCACTTCGCGGCCGGCCAGGGCTTCGGTGAAGCCGGAAGCCTGCTGATACTGGAGCACCAGCTCCGGCATCATGAAGGAGGGATGCGCCTGGACGTAGGCGGGGAACAGGTTTGCCATGTGGGCGGCTCCTTCTTAGATGATGACGATGGCGGCGGCGTTGCCCGAGCGCGTCCAGGTGGCCGCGTTCACGCCATCGAACGCCACGGTCATGACCTGGGCGGTCTGGATGGACAGGATCTTGATCGGCAGGGCGGCCACGCTGTCGTACGCGACGATGCGCTGGGCCGTGTAGTCCCAGGACACCTGCGTCGTGATGAGCGAGCCGTCGTCGCTGACCAGCGCCGGGTCGATGGCGAGGCACAGCTTCGCGCCCGAACCGAGGCGGAAGAAGTTGACCTGGCCGCCCGAAAGGGTCTGCGGGACGGGCGACTGCGGCGAGGACAGAGCGGCGCCGTTTTGGTTGAACACCGAGAAGCCCGTGAGGTGGGCCTGGTCGGCGGCGCGCTTGATCTGCGAGCCCAGCGGGTCGGAGCCGGCGGTCGGGATGTACTCGCCGATGCCGACGCCGCCCCACATGGGCAGCGTCTCGGACGCGGCGAGCACGCCGCCGGCCAGATCGTAGCGATGGGCCGGGCTGTCGAAGAACGTGCCGGCCACAAGGCCGGTCGCCGTGGTCAGGAATTGGCCGGCGGCGACGGTGGTCGCGAACGGGTTGAAGGCGATGCTGTTGGCGGACATTTACTTGCCATCCTTCTCGAAGGAAATGAGCGACTTGTACGGGGCGCGGAAGTCGTCCATCCAGGCGCCGGCCGGGCCTTGGAAGGTGGTGACGTTGTGGCCCGAAGCGTTGCGGCGCATGATCGGGCGCAGCACGCGCGGGGCGGCGGCATCGGTCACGGGCATGGTCGCGGCGCGCGCGGCATCGGCGTAGATCATGTCCTCGGCGATCTTGAACGCCACGGAGTCGGTGATCGCGCCCAGGTCGGCACCCTTCCACTGCGGCGAATGCGGCTGCAACTTGCGCGCCAGGCGGGTGCGGTACGCCGTCAGGCGCTCGCCCGGGAACTTGTGCGGAGCGGACAGGCCGTGGAGCTGATACACGGCATCGGCGCGGGCCTGCGAATCGGCCATGGCTTCCGATTCCTCGGCATCCTTTTTCGCTTCTTCCTCGGAATCCTTGGCGGCCTTCTCTTCGGCCTCCTTCTTCGCCTTTTCCTCGGAGTCCTTGCGCGCACGCTCTTCCGAGTCCTTCCGCTCTTCTTCTTCCTTCTCCTTCTCGGAAGCGTCCTTGCGGTGGCTGTCGGCGGCATTCAGGGCCGGCGCGGGCATGTTCTTCTCCACGGCATCCATGCGGGAGCCGATGGTCGCGACGGAGCCGACGAGGCCCTTCACGGCGGCCATGATCTCGGAGAGGCTGGGCTGCGCGTCCGCGATGGCGGTATCGTTCTTCGCCTTCTCGGCGGCGGCGAGCTTCGCCTTCTCTTCTTCGGTCATTTTCACCTCGATTGGTTGGTCAACTTGCACGCCCGTCGGTGGGCCTTCCTTGTCCCAAACGCCCTGTTCGCAGATTGCGAGATGGTCGATCAGGTACGGATTTCCTTCGATGAGGATGGAAGTCCCACCGTCGAGCGGGACTTTAACACTGCCGCTGCCGGCGTCAAATACGACACCGGGCGACGTGCTCCACGTGGCGCCCTCGCGCGCCATTTCGGCGCCGGCCACGAGGTCGAGAACGCGGGCAATGCCCCACGCCTCCCCGAGATCGTGGCGGATGTACGGCAGCATGATCGCGCCGATGTTGGACTCGGCGTAGGAGACGGTATCGAGCCGGGACTTCTCCGGGTGCTCCCAGACCACGGGCAAGCCGTTGCAGCGCGCCAGGAACTCATCATTCAGGTAGAGCGATTCGTCACGGTGGACGAATTCGCCCACCAGCTCGGGATTCTTCTTCCGATCCTCTTCCTTGGCCCAGCGGAACGCCTGGCCGGTGCCGGTGATCCGGAGCGCGAAGAGCATCGAGTTCCCGAACACCTGGGGCGACGGGAGATCGCCGTCGCGGATCAGGCGCGCGACATCCAGTTCCGTATGCGCGGCGGCAACGCGGAAGTTCAGGCGGACGCCGGGGTGCAGCGGCTCCGGCGCTTCTTCGGGCTTGCTCCAGGCGAATCCGGTGGATTCGTCACAGATCGACACCGCGAACTTTTCCACTCCACGGGCGATGAAAGCAGTGAATTGACCATCGCTGCAAAGGCGTTCCAAGGGGCCTTTGTAATCGAAGCCCGTCTCTTCGAGAGTTTCACGCCGGGCGGCTTGCTCATCGGTTTCCCCCTCTTCGAGGTGCCCGCCGGGCAGGCCCCAGGTGCGCGGGAAGTCCCCGCCATCGCCGCGACGGAGCAGCAGCGTCTCGCCTTCCGGCGTCATGAACATGATTCCGGCGGCACGTCCACGCGGGCCGGCATGCGGCGCGATGGGCGCCTGCGCGGGCGTGTCGTCCAGCACCAGCAGAGACTCGCCCTCGGTGTCGTGCTTGACGAATTCCTTCCCGACCGATTGCGGGACGCCAGCCACGCCGCCGGGCGTGTGAGCTGCGGCTTCCATCAGGCGATGCTGTGCTGCGGAGACGGTGGGCATGGGCGCAAATTCTATCCGGGTTTGAAGCGATTGCTCTTCCGTATGTTGTCTGACGCCGAAAGAATCTGCAAATTGAACTCGCAATGCAGTCCGCACACGAGATCATGATTCAATGGAACGATGTGATCGACATGGTGTCGAATCCCCGTCTCAATGCTCAAGCGCTGAGCTTCCGCATAGATTTTCCTCATGGCGGACGTATTCGCCCATGCGGGGCTCGCGCCCCTTTTCCGCGCCTGATAGCGCCGACACTGAGCAGCAGTAGCCTCAGGATGTGCCCGATTCCACGCATTTGCGCGCGCCTTGATGGCTGCCGAGTTAGCCCTGTAATAAGCGGCGTCCGCTGCCTTTTTTCCTGGATGGACGTATCCGGTATTTTTCTCGATCCACCTCTTCCGATAGATTGCCTGACGGTCAGGGTTCGCGCGCGCCCATTCTAGGCGCTTCGCATCGAGCTTGGCCGCGTTCTTCGATCTGTGGATGCGATACCCTGCAGAAACGCATTCTCGGCACTGGCACGCCAAACCATCAGGTCTTCGCGCATTGCGGCTGAATGAGACGAATGGTTTCTCAATCTTGCATCGGCTACACCTTTTCAGGCAGAGCGTACATGCCGGATTTGGTAAGCATTTCGACCGGCAGCTTTCGCAAAGCAAAGATGTATTTGTAAGTGCAGGAGCAATAAACGAGCTGTCCCGGCGCTTCGATTTCATCGGTGTATCCATCTGGGCCAGGCTTCATGAGCCCCTTCTCGATGGCCCAATTACCCCGGATTGCGAAGACTTTCAGATCACGTTCTTTGTGATCTTTTCTCGCATTGTAGCCCTGTCTGCGCCACGGTGAATGCCATTCAGCCGCGAGTGCGCCATTTTCCACTGCCACGATGTCATTCAAGGTCGCGATGAGCTTGTGCGACTGGTCGATGACGACGCGGCGTTCGATGAAGTCCATCTGGCCGATTGCCTTGCGGATGTCGTCCTTCTCGGCCTTGACGTCCACCGCGCGCGATCCGCCGGCAGGGATCGACGTGGCCCAGCCCTGGAAACGGCGCATCGTCTTGTCGATGGCCTCGGCGCGGTTCAACTTGATGAGGTTCGCGCTCGCCATGATCCGGCGATCCAACTCCGCACGGAGCTTTGGCTTCACGCGTTCGAGGTTCATGCGCGAGACCGCCGGCATCTGGTTCAGGATGCCGCCCTGCGTCACGAGCCCGCGATACTTCTGCGTGAGCGCGTCACGGATAGCGCGTTCGGTCTCGGCCGGCGTGCGGAGCTGCAGGAGCGCCGCCTGGCGCAGGCGCGCGACCCAGCGGTCTAGTTCTGCCTGCGACTCGAACCCGTATTGCCGGAAGTGATTGACGGCGGCGGTCGCTTCGCTGAAGAACGAGGTCTTACTCGTCGTCGCCATCGCCGCCGCCTTCTTCGCCGTTGCCTTCTTCGCCCGGCATCGCGCCCGGCTGCGGCGGCTCGTAATTCGACAGCGCCTCCAGGTCGATGACCAGCGTGTTCGTGAAGAATTCGGGCATGTCGGCCATGGCCTGCGCGAACCATTCCACGGCCGCCGCACGGTTCACCGGGTCGAGCGACGGGAGCAGCGTCTTCAGCACCTCGACCATCGCCTTCAGCTTCTCGGCGTTGCGCTTGACCTTCTCCGACTCGGGTTCCTGGATCAGCGTCGGCCACTCGACGGTGAACAGGTTCTTCATGTCGTAGAACCACTTCTCGTAGCTCACGCCAGCCAGCTCGCTCACGTCCTGCTGCAGGGCCGCGTAGAAGTCGGGGTTCCAGGCCCGGTGCATGACGATGCGGTCGAAGAACGCATGCGCCGGCTGCAGCTCCGTGCGAATGCCGTCGATGTACTGCACCACGGCGAGCATGTCCTGGTCGCCGCTGGCGAGGCCCTTGGCGAAGCTCTCATCCTTCAGCAGGATCGCGGGCACGTCGGTCGCGGCTGCGATGTCCGAGATGATGTTGTCCCGGGCCACGGTCATCGCCTTGTCGGTGTTGTTCAGGTCGATGGACTCGATGGACTCGTTCGTTCCGATGGTGAGCGTGTTGTTTGTGCGGCCCTCGTTCAACAGGTTGCGCTTCCAGGCGCTGACCTTCTCCTGGATCCGGTTGATGACCGATCCGCCTTGCTCCATCTTGGCGATGAGAAGCCCGGCCTTCAGGGACACCATGTCGTTGACGATCATCGACTGGACGAACGACTTCATCGGGAACAGCGCGCGCAGGAAGACCGAGCGGCCTGAGTAGCTGAAGCTCGACGACTGGAAGGAGAGGTAGATCGGCGTCCCGTTGAACAGCAGCACCGTGCGGGACTTGTGGTAGGGCTGGCCGGCGGCCGTCAGGTCTTGCCACGCCTTTTGAAAGTCCGGCGCGTTCGGGTTCTGGTTCGTGACGGTCGAGCCCGAGAGGTTCAGCGGGTCGAAAATGTTCACGTAGAAGTCATGCACGCGGTACAGCTCTTCCAGCGGGATCGCCTTGTCCGTAGGCCAGTCGGGCGCACCGTAGGCCAGCGCGCCGACGCCGTACGCGCGCGAGACGTGCGCCAGGTCGCGGATGTAGCGCGTGCACTGTAGCGCGTCCCATTCGTCCTCGAACGCCTTCACGAGGCGTTCTTCGAGGGCGCACGGAACATTGATCTTGCGCTTCTGGCCGAGCGCGAGCGAGACGGGCTTCTCCACGACCTTGCCAGCCAGCGGATGCAGTTCCCAGAGCTGTTTGCACAGCTCGTAGCCGGCCGGCGAGCCCGGGACGATCTGATCGGCCACGAGCAGGGCCAGGAGGCCGCTCGGCACGGACGAACTGTTGACAGCGATGGTTCCCATGAGTCGATTCTCGCAGGTTGCTCGGCCGTGATCCTAGCCGAGCGCGTTGGAATCCACCAGCGTGAGCGCGATGGCATAGGTGAAGCAATCCAGCAGATCGTCGGCGCGCTTGTAGGCGTCTTTGTCCGCGACCCGGAAGCTGATGATTTGGTGGACGAGGTGGTTCTGGCTTCGGCCCTTCCACTCGATCACCTTGTCATGGCAGGCACGGGTGATCTTGCAGCGGCGGCTGTAGACGGCGCCGCCGGTCATGAGGGCGCGCTCGTCCTTCCCCTTCGCCATCAGCTCCGACGGGATCGCGTGCATCGGCCAGCCGTAACCTGTGGCCTGCTGCAGCAGCACGGCGCCGCCGGCCGCGTCCTCGACGTGCGCGCCCACGAACCCACTGCGCGCGCCGCACTTGCGCGCCCATTCCTCGCCCTTGGCAAGGATGCGCGGAGCCATGGTCTCCAGGCGAGCGGCGTCGATGCTCTCTAGCTCGTAGTCCAGGAGCCACAGGCGCGGCTCGTGGTCGATGTCGGTGTACGCGCAGTACAGGACGCCCGTCCCGTCGTTTGCGGTGCCCGACTTGACGGCGCAGTCCATGACCGCGAACACGGCATCGCACTTCGTCGGTGGCTCGACAGGCAGTCCGTCGTCGCCCATGAGCCAGTCGAGTTTGAAGAAGGCGGCATCGCGCCAGCTCACGAACTCGGCGAGGTACTCTTGCTTGAAGACCAGCGGATGCTCGCTGCGGCGGATCAGCTCCAGCTCTTCGGGAGGGCAGAACGGGCTGTCCGACGTCGGCGCGTGGTGGAACTTGAAGCCCAGCGCCGGATCGTTGCAAATCTGCCAGAAGAAGTTATCCGGGTCATCGCCGAAGGGCGTCGAGAAGAACCACGCATCGCCTTGCGTGGTCAGCAGCGTCGGGCGGATGGACTTGCGCCAGATATCGGCCATGCCCTTCTTCGCGAACGCTGTTTCGTCGCCGACCACACGGTGATACTCGCGTCCCCGGCCGGCGAGCTGGTTATCGTTCGTGTGCCAAAAATCCAACTTCCCGCCGGTCTTGGCAGGGCCGCGCGTGGTCAGGCGGATCTTCCCCCGGTTGGCGTCCGCCTGGCGCGTGATCGGCAGCAGGATCTCGCGCAGATCGTCGTACGGCTCCTTCCACTGCGCCGACTCGGGCGTGAAGATGCCCGCGTTCCGGCCCTTGGTGCCGGTGTCGCCCACGAGGGTTATCAGCTTCTTCGTCTTGCCCCAGCGCCGGCCGCAACAGACCGCATTGAACCGCGCGCGCTCATTGAAGACGCGCACCTGCCCGTGGTGGAACGTCGGGAGGACGATCTCGGTCTGCAGGGAACTCCGGCGCGGCGCCCACATGCTCAGTCCGGCAGGCCGCCGACCACACGGATCACGGCGCCGCCTTCCTCGTCCTCTTCGCCCGCGATCCCGTCCTTCATCGCGTTGACCAGCGACATCGGCACTTCCGCCGCTTGGTTCGCCAGCTTGCCGAGCGCGGCCATCGCCACCAGCGCGGCCCCGGCCTTCTCGTTCCCCGGCTTGGTGCCCATCGGGTCGGCCTCGTCGATGAGCTGGGCCTGGGCGTTGTGCGCCATCATCAGGCGTAGGTAGGAACCCGAAGCCAGCTCGGCGCCGGACGCCATGTTGTCCATGACGCGCATCAACTTCGAGGCGAGAGTTTTCGCGGAAATCTGCGCGGAAATGGGCAGGGCGTTGAACGCCCTTTCCGCGCTAACCATTTGATTCGCAACGGCTTTTATTTGCGCGGATTCGCTGGAAATCAAAGCGCGCAGGCTGCTTTCCGCCATGCCGGCCTCGGCCGCCAGCTTGCGAATCGACTCGCCCGCGATGTGGCGCTCCTGCAGCCTGCGGAGCTGATCCTCTGATAGCTTGCGCTTCCGTCCCATGGTGCGGAGTCTACCGGGTGCCCGACAGGAGGCGCGTCACGGAGTGCCAGCGGCCGGGATCCGGCTCGAACTCTCCTCGCGTGAGTGCGTGCTCACGTGAACGCGCCTCATCCTGGGTCTGGTGACAGAAGCGGCAGCGCTTCAGGAGGAGCGTGCGGCCTCCGTGTCCGTATCCGCCCGCCCAGGCGTGATCGAAGTGGAGTCCGCCACCGTCCAGTCTCGGGCGGCCCAGCGGGCACGGCTGGATGGGCGCCGGCTGGCTCACTTCACGGCGCGCTCGGTGAGCACGTAGGTGCGGATGCCGGACTGGCCCGGGAACTCCTGGGCGATCAAGCCGTCATGCAACAGGCCCTCCACGGTGAAGCCGCGCAAGCGAGTCACCATGACCCGGGCGCCGTTGAACAGCCATGGGCGGATCCATGGGGCATCCGCGATGCGGTCGGCGCGCTTGCCGTTGTTCCACACGGCGTCGATGGTCGCGCCGGGCTCGGCCAGGACGGCGAGGATCTGGCAGCGCATCATTCGTCGGGCTCGGCGTCGGTGAGCTGGCGGCATTGGCTGGACACGCAGCCGCAACCACAGCCGCACAGGTACGACGGGTAGCCGGAGTCCTCCAGCTCGGCATCGATGGCCTGGGCCTGGGCGCGCCGCTCCTCCTTCCAAAAGCGGCGCTTGCCGAACGGCCGGAGGTGCTGCCACCACTCCCGGGCGCGCGCGAGGGTTCCCTGGCGGACGGAGGCCATCAGCGTCCCCCAGCCCGGCGCGGGAGCATGCCCAGCGCGGCCACAGGCTCTCCGGGCGCGGGGTCGGTGTAGCGCGGGAACGGTTGGTGCGCGGTCGGCGTGGCGTCGAGCCGGACACGGCACGCCTTGAGCTGATCGCGGAACCACGAGGCGCCGCCGAGCTTCAAGTACGTCAGGTGGTCGGCCTCACTGAGGCGGAAGTTCACCTGGTGGCGAAGGGCGTCGGCGCCCTTGGATGGCCGGCCGCGCGCCATGCTACTCGGTGTCCGGCAGCTTGCGGAGCGCTTCGGCGATGTTCGCCTCGCATGCGCGCTTCAGGTCGGCGGCGCTCGACGTATCGGTGACGGTCTGCGCGGCTTCGAAGACCTTGCAAGCGCTGTAGTAGTCGATGGTGCGGCAGATCACGGCCGCGAGGGCTTTGGCGGTTTCCGGGTGCATGGTCAGGCTTTCGGGTGAACGTCCATCGCCGGCTCACGGTCTTCGGCTTCCGCCCGAAGCGCCAGCCAGGCGGCCATCTCGCGAGCCTTGCGTTCGCGCTGGATCTCCTGGATCAGGCAGATCACTCCGAAGCGGACGGGCGTGTACCGGGTGCGGAGTGTGTTCGCGCTCTTCTGGCCGGCGGCCGTGGAGAGCAGGAGCGCCTCGTTCTCCGGGTTCTGGATGTCCAGCGGCTGGAGCGGCGTCGGAAGGCCGAAGTTCATGGGCGGGTGACGGATTGAGGGTAGGAGGGATCGTCATGGGAGCCGCGCTGCTGTGCCCGCTTGCCTACCTCTCGGCCTTACGCTCCAGCCTTGCGGCCTTCCGGTGAGCGCTGACGATCTGCCCTTTGCGGCCCCATCCTTGTCACACGGGCCGCGTGCATGCATTAATCCTGCGGTGGTTTGGCCCCCACCGCACCGCGCAAGGCTCGCAGAACTGACGGGCTGCCCCGAGGGACGGCCCTATCGTAGCTCAACGGCGCCTTGCTGCCGAGTTCAGGCGAACGCGACGGTGACGGCGGTGGGCAGCGGCTGGAGATTGGTGTTCGTGCCACTGAAGCTCACCGGATCGCCCAGGTTGGCGCCGTTGGCGTCGAACGCCTGGACGCTGCCGGTGAAGCTGCCGCTCGACACGCCGGAGAAATCGACTTCGAGCGAGAACTGGCCGTTCGCGTCGGGCGCCGGGTAGGCGCTCGCGCGGATCTGCGAACTCTGCGCGGCGCCTTGACCGTCGGTCAGGGACACCGTGATGCCGCCAGCGGTGGCACCAGAGGCGACGGCGACGAGCGCCATGGAAATCAGGACTTTGACTTGCGAGGACATTTTCTCTCCGTGGAGGGTGGGGTGCAGCATCGTCGCCATGCTGCGGTTTCCGGCCTACTCATTGGCGACTGCGCCGGCAATCGAAGAGGGTGCCGGCCGTACTGCTATCCTGCCTGCTGCACATGCCGCCGCGCTTTCGGCGCGGGTTGCAGGCTAGGGGCGCATCGGTCATGGGGAACGAGTCACCCATCGGGCCGGAACTCCGTCAGGCTTTCGCCTTCACCCTCAGACCAGCGCCCTAGCGCCTCGGGACTAGGCGATCCACGCGATTCGGCGGCGCCGCTTCCACGCGCAGATCATGGGCTGACAGGTCTACTGCCGCGCTGGTCTGAAGGTTGAGGATCGAGAGCGCCGGCCGGCACGTCAACATCGCACTTGAGGCCCGTAGCGAACGGCTTCCTCTGTCGGTTAAAGACTCTCTCCACCCTCAAGTCTGCCGCCGGGTCAGACCGCACGCCTTGATGTCATCGCTGACGTGCATGCATAGTGCCGGCGGCAGACTTGAAGGCCCGGCTTGCACCGGATCTCCAAGGGCTTCGCGAACGTGGCTTGACAGGCACAGGCGCTCGCTCTACCTAGACTTTTTTCGCCACCCCGCTAAGGCTGTCCTATGGCGTTTAAATGTTAGGCCCCGGGTTGTCACGTCCGGCGCCCCTCGCGCATTCTTCACTGTCGGTTGTTCATGGCACCTTACGGGTGCCAATCGGCCCGGTAACACGAGCTAGTCTTCACGCGCTTGCGCGCCTGGGTTGATTACTTACGCATGATGCTCTCCGATCTTGAGCCAAGGCGAGTTTCCTGCAGCAGCCTTCTCGCTTTGCAAACTGCAGAGACTTTCCAATCGAGAGCCTTTAGTTTCGCTTTTGCGATCCTGTATGTCAAGCGACATTTCATCTTTTTCAGACGATGCCTTTTT